TTTTAATGCTGCATCTTGATCTATAGAATGCCATAGCATATCCATTTGGTCTTGCCAAGTTGGATATTCTTTTTCTCTATCTCTAGCATATTGTTTAGCATCATAGTCGGCTTGGAGTTCTACCTGTTTTGCTAATATCTGTTCGTTAGTAATGTTAGTTGGATTGCCATCGTGCCAAGTAATTTGTTCTATATCTTCGTTATTAACACTAACTTGTGCATCTGATTTTAAAGCTTTAATAGATTGTATTATATCTGTCATTATGCTCCTATTTCCATTACTGTTATTGATGATGCAGACATTGTTGAATAAGCGGCATCAGCATTTCCAGCATCTCGATTTATATAAGCTGTAGCACCGCTTTCTACTAACCATTGAACTTTATAAGTAGTGGAACTTGTAGTTGAAGGTGAGTCGACATATACAGCACCAGCAGTAAAAGATTGTCTGTTTTCTTTAGTTTGTCCACCATAAAATGCTCTTGTTCTTGATGATGAAGCATCACCCATATAAATCTGTGTTGAATCTCTTACCAAAGAAAAACTTGTACTATAAGCGTTGCTCCAGCCAGAATGAACATTAACAAAAACTAAAACTTTACTAGAGGTTGCCGCTGGTGTTATAGCTACACTCATTCCAGTAATATCATTAAAAGATGTAGATGTTGTGCTATCAGTATCGGTTTTTACTGTTGTTACAACTTGCAATACTTTTCCAGCACTAACCGCTTGAAAATCAGAAGCCGTAGCAGAAGTCGCTGTCCATAATTGTCCAGAAGCCGCTGTATCACTTCTGTTTATTGACCTGTTATTTAATGTTGTTATTGCCATTTATTATATTCCTATGATTTGTTAAAGTTCATCTTCTGGTGGCGTGTAATTAGTTAATGCAGTTGATTCAGCTTGTGTTAAACCCAAGTCTAATAGCTTTTGATTGCCACTAGTTTTGTCAATAGCTAATTGTGCATCTACTTCTGCTTTTGCATCTGCTACTGCTTTAGCTTCATCAGCTCTTGCATCATCTTCTGCTTTAATTCGAGCAATGTCTGCATTTCTAGCCGCTTCTTCTTCGGCAGTAAAAGTTTCTTTTACTACAGTACCATCTTTTTTTACTCTTATACGTTCCATCATTATGTTTTTATCCCATACATTGTTGCGGTAAAACCAGCTTCAATATTACCTGAACTCATTTTAAATTTTATCCCACCATAAGCTGTAGTTGTATCCTGATAAACAATCCAATTAGTTTGCCAAAATAAATTACTACTGGAAGCACCACCATAAAGAAGTGTTCTAAAAGTCTGCTTAGACCCAGTTCCTAGAGTCAGTAGTGGGTCAAAAAAATCCATAGTCCCGTGAGTACCAAAAGCCGCTCTGTTAGAGTTGTTATCATTAGTTAGTCTTATTCCAGTCGTAGCATTTAAACTATTCGGTCCGTTTGGAGAACTACTATTATATTCACCACTTATAAAGTGACCTTTAGAATAATAAGTATCTGTCATTGCAACATTACTTGCATTTAACATTACAGGATAGAAGTATGCGGCAGAACCCGCCACTAATCTTTGAAAACGCAGTTGATACAAAGTATAAGTACTTGTAAAGCAACCTTCCATATCAACTTCTGCCACAGAAGAACCCGTCGTAACTGTTGCAATTTTTACAAAGTCAGAACTTGAAGCCGCAAATACAGGCTGTGCTCCAGCACCTTGAGATTTAAGAAAGTGTCCAGCAGTTCCAGTTGCGATTGCTACTGGATTTCCAGAAGCATCATAACTAATTATATTTCCATCTGTTCCAGCCGCCATCTTTGCTAATGTGACAGCATCATCTTGAATTTTTGCAGTTGCGACTGTGTTATCTGTTGGTGTTCCAACATCTAAAACATTTCCTAATAATAAAACAAAATCGATAACATCTGCCGAAGTTAAAGCCGAAGCAAAACTTAATGTTGCACCAGAAACTGTGTATGCTGTTGTTGGTGCTTGAATAACTCCGTTCAGCGATACAATCATGTGATTGACGCTTTCTGGCGAAACATTTACAGAACTTACTTGTAAGGTGTAATCGGCTGTTGCAGAAGTTGTGATTGCATCACACTTTTGAAAATTTCCTACTGTTGGTGTTTTTCCTATGTACATTAATTATTCCTTTGGATTATCCGATTTGATTTTTGTTATTAAGTCTGACCAAATTGAAGTAGCATTTATTTTATCCCAATATTGCATATCAAGTTGGTCTACAATTCTTGGATATTCTGCTAATCTTTTTGTTACATAATGATTACTTTCTATTAATGCATTTTCCACATCAAGTGTTGCTTGTGCAGTTTCAGCTTCAGTATAATCTGTTGTTATTCCATTAGGTGTAACAGGTGTAAATGTAATTTTAGTTGCCATAGTTATTCTCCATTAATTAAAATTTATATCCATATAGTGACCAATACGCTTTTTCAAATCCTGCTCCATTTTCAAAATAAAAAGTTACGCCTGTATATGCACTTGTACTTGCGTAAGAACCAGCACCAGAAAATTCGTTAAAAAACGCTCCAGCACTGTGATAGGCAGTAAATGATGTGGTAAATTTCCAAGTTTTATTATCAGCCGTAGATTGTGGTTTATAAAACTCATACTCACATATATTATAAGCATTACCATCACTTGCATCTGCTTGAGTAAAGTTGTTAGTAGTCATCGCTCTTACAAAAGCGGCATTGTTTGCACCTAAATTAGCCACACTAGCACTACCACTAGACCACGTTTGATTTGCCGCCACCCAATCATAAGCACTACTTGTTTGTGATGTTCCACCAATATTTATTCTTTGTAATAAGTGAGGATTAGTATCACTTGATCCATCGGTTATTTGAAACATAGCAAATAATTTATAAAAATAATACGTAGTATCATCAAAATAACCATCAATAGCTACTGCTGTTGGATCTCCGCTTGTAACAGATCCTGCTCCAACTTTTACTATATCTCCACCACCAGCCGCAAATACTGGTTGAGAACCAGCTCCTTGTGATTTTAAAAAATGTCCGCTTGTTCCAGCACCAATAGCAACTGGATTACCACTAGCATCCCAGCTAATAACTTCTCCATCAGTACCAGCTTTTAATTCTGTTAAACTGATTGCATCATCAGCCATTTTAGCTTCTGTAACTGCGTTAGATGCAAGTTTATCTGCTGTAATTATACTGTCCGTAATATCAGAACTTGTTAAAGCTGCTGATGGCGGACTAACTCCTATATAAGGCATATGTTTATTCTCCTAATTAATTTTACGTAATTTCCATTATGGAAAGAGCTATGTCTGTTGCTCCACTACCAGTAACCGATAATGTATCTGTTGTTTCCATAACAACTTTATTACCAGCCAGTAATTCTAATGAGCTGTTTCCAGGAATACTTGTGCTTGTAATAAGTTCTACATCTTGATTTGATTCGTTATTTGCTCCTGCTCTATTGGTAGTATCAGAACCTAATGTAACAGTTGCAGTGATAGCTGAACTTGTTGTGTTGCCAAGCATAATTCCTAAAAGAACAGTAGTCGTACTTCCAGCAACCGTATAAATTACATCTGCTGAAGTTACTCCTGCTTTTGTCACAACTTTGAAAGTATTTGCCATTTATTTTCTCCTATATTAATTTACCCTAATGCAATTGCTAAGGCTGTAGCTGTTCCTTCACTAGCAAAACTTGCATTAGCATTAACATATGTTATTATTCTTGATGCGGCACATTTTTTTTCAGTACCTCCAGCATTATCATCAACGATAAATAAATCCGCATCTGCTAAAGCTGCCCCAATATCTGTAGCACCATCAATTTCTAAAGCTCCAATATCAACTTTACCTGCTGTTGAAATAGTAGCTAATTTTGAATCTGCTATTGCTGCTGAAGAATTAACGTCAGCATTAACAATAACGCCTGATCCAATAGAAGCTGTACCATTTGCTGCAATTGCAATATCTCCAGATATAGTTACTGGATTAAAATTTGTTCCGTCACCAATAAGGGCTGCACCCGATGTATTGGTTGACATGGTAAGATCATCACCAGTAATAGTTAGATCTCCACCAACTTTAAGATCTCCATCAAATTGAACCGTGCCTGCATCTACGTGTAGAGCATAGGCATTTGTTAGTGTTTGATTAGTTCCTGCTGTAGGGGACCCACTAATATATAATGTTGAAGCTGTTGTTGTAGTAACACTTGAATTAGAAGCTGCAAGAGTAATAGCTTCAATACTCACTTGACTATACTTTGAAGCTGTTCCTGATCCTGAAGTATTAGTATCAGTCATTGTTACACCACCCTCGATGTGAACATGTGATCCATCTGTTGCAGGTGTTATGTTAGCTGCTGCTAAATCAAAAGATTGTTTAGCTGTCCATGAGTTAGCTGCTGATAAAGAAACTCCACTAGATAAAGTAGCCCAGTCTAAATTCCCCGATCCGTCTGTTTTTAAATATTGATCTGCTGATCCATCGGCTGCTGGTAATTCCCATGCTGTACCCCCAGAAGCTATAGTTAAGGCTGATCCTGAAGATGAAAGATATTCACCGCCAGCAGCATCATATAAATATAACTTTGATGCACCTGCTAATACAAGATCATCTGTGGATTCATCCCAAAGCATATATGCTCCAGAAGTTGCACCGAAGAATTTAACATCATAGCCAGTGTCATTAACACCAACGGTAATAGTAGAACTAAATTGTGAAGCTCCACTTACATCAAGGGCACCGTTAAGATCAAGAGTTGTTGTAGCAATTTCTACTTCGGTATCAGCGTCAATGTCTAATTGTCCATCTGTACTTGAACTAATAGATAAAGCGGTATCTCTAAAAAGAAGTTTATTAGTACTGTTTAATGTTAATCCAGTGCCATCCGTATGTGTTAAAGTCGTGTCTGAATCTGCACCGAAACTTAATACAGCAGAATCGCTTAATAATTTAAGATCATCACCAATAATAGCATCTGCAGCTACTGAAAGACCACCATCTGTTTGTAGTGAACCATCAGTTGTTGAAGTTGCAGCAGTAGTATCATCTGTTTTTACAATACCACTCGCTGTTACTGTAGTAGCCGTTAAGGCTTGTGCAGCAATCGTGCTGCCTGATTGTGCGGTAAAAGTATTGGCTGTAAATTGAAAATCATCAGCTCCAGCAATTTTAATATCGATTTGGTCATCGGTATCAGCTGTAATGCTTGTATCGGCATCAGCGTCTAAAATTAATTCATTGCCATCTAAGTCATGTCCTGCAGTAGATCCAATACCTGAATCAACAAGATTTGGATTAGTACCATCATCAGCAGTTGCATAAACAATTTTAGTTCCTTTATCTGTCGCTGCAAAAGTGAAACTGGACCCTGACCCAGAAACATATTTAAATTGAACGGTATAAGCACCTGACGTGCCATTCACAAGAATATACATCTGCTGAACATCAAGAGGAATAGTTACAACTTGGTTTCCAGTGATTGTTCCTGTAAATTTTATAATTCTATGTGCAAGTTCAGCATCTACTGATCCATCAGAAACGGATAAAGTTGTTGTTTGTGCTCCACCTGCTATGGATTTTTCAATATAACCACCAGCAAGTTGTTCAATGATTTTTAAATTAGTATTAGTTTTAGTTCCCCAGTCACCGGCATTTTCGCCGGTTGTCATTAACTCGGTACCTAATCCTGTATATGTTGATGCCATAATTTATCCTATGCGCTTCCTACAAAAACTTCTACATCACACGCTGCCGTGTTAGCCGTTGCCGTAATGTCGACTAAATCATTCAATGAGACAGTAATCGCAGAACCGGCTGCATGCATGGTATCTTTAACTCCCCCGCTATTATCACCTGGATAAATAAACGAGTGGCCAGCGTCTACCTTCATACAAAACTCTGTGCTATCTTCATCTCTAAAAGTTAAAGTAATATGATTGCTTGAGTCTAAATTTGTAATTCTAATGTATCTAACATCATCTTCGTCAAACTGACCTGCTAAATAACTTTTTGATAAATCAGTTGCCGAGGTTGTTGCAAAACCTAACAGTCCAACTTCTGATGCTGGAATAGTTACAATTCTTTTAACAATTTCATCAACGCTAGAAATATCCAGCGATCGTTCGCTGTTATAACTATTATTGTTTAGTGTTATTTCTTCTATTACTTTGACTGTTAGTGTTGCCATATTTTAATTCCTTACGGTGTCTGAACCGGAACGGGTATACGAGGTTCTCCATCCGTATAGTCGTCTCGTCTTCGTCTGCCTAATTGTTCGCCACCAAACTTCTGTACTTCAGTTTGATACTTTTGTTCGTATAGTTGTAGCATATCTTGTGGACCTTTTAAATAGCTAAAGGCTTCTACGAGACATGCATACAATAATCCATTGCCAAAGTTAAGACTTAAATAAGTTGTCGTATTTGCCGAACTTAATCCGACTGGTCTAGCATTATAATGAATTTTGTACATAAAAGCCGAGCTCGGTGTTGGCACAATGGTTATTCGTCCTGAAGTGGTTGCTCCAGCTCCGGTTGCTCCTCCCGACATAGCATAGTATTTTGGCGTCCCTGTTGTCGTTTCAGCGGCATCGTATTCTCTAAGATAACTAATATCTTTCTTAATCAAGAAGCTATTGGCTCCTGTCGCAGCTGTCGTTGAAGTATAAACTTGAAGATCTCTAACAAATAAGGTTCCAGCCGGAGCATGAACATTATCTGTTGAAGCGACTAAATTGCCAATCAGTTCTTTTCGATCGGCATCAATAGGAACTTCTCTCTGGATTCTAAGTTCGGAATTGTCAATGAATTGATCTGTAATGGTACTTGAAAGTACAGAAGTTCCTACTTCCGTGTAATTCTGAATTGCTGTTGT